TTAGCCGTAACAACATCACCGGTAGCGGATCCAGAAAGAGTAAGATATCCTGAATTTGCATAAAAAATCGCACCAAGAGACCCTGTTCCGAAAGAGGCCGCACGGACGGCTGCGGTGTCGTCTACTAGAAAAAGCCCATAGGCAGTTCCATTACTCGCGGCGGAGGAATCTGGAGAATTATCCAATTGCCAGCCTGCTTTACCAGTTGTCGCAGACGGATGTTCAACGCCAGCGAGCCTAACCATAACAACCGGAGCTTGTTCAGAAGCCAGCCATGCTTGAGCAGCGTAGGCTGCATAAGTCGGCCCAATAACATTACCCTCTCTCCAAACATCACCCTGGACCCCTGTTCCTCCCGGAACGGGCGCTCCAAAAACAGAGATAAAATCATCAAGATTTTTAATCTTTATAGGTTTATTCGCTGGTCCTTTTCTAGTTCGACCGATAATGATGGGACCTTCTGCATCTCTTCCCACTGGAATAAAGCTTTGGTCAATTTCGCGCATTTGAATACCAGGCGATAGGAAATCAAATTTTTTAGCCATGGACTATTTCTCCTTTAATTGTTTTAATTCTTATTAAATAGTTACAGAAATTTGTAAAATCATCATATCTCTCTATATTTCTTCTTGTCGGATAGCCAAGGCTTTTCATCTCCCACTATAGTTCTTTCTCTAACAAGTTTCACTTCGACAATAGTTTCCCTTCTTATTACCTTGGGAACTTCCTCGTTAAGTCCGTCTCCTAATAGATATCCTAACACCTTTAAATTGATTGTGGTTTTGAATGATCTTTCCTCTTCTCCAAGATTTGACATGTTGTTGGCATATGCCATATCCGACTGTATAAAGGCTTCATATTTGTGGTTTCCTTCTTTTATTAAAAGGCAGTTAATATTTCCTGTCCTAGAAGCGAAAGGAGTCACTAGGTCGTTCATTTGTTGTTGATATTCTGTTCTCAAAGTAATTGTGTATATAACCGTAACCCACACTGGGATCGGTGTATATATTTCTTCATAAACAATTTTTTTATTATCTGTTGGATAATGATATTGACCTTTATTTCTGTGTGCATCGGCAGATGCAAATTTTCTTGTTGAACCTTGCGCAATATTTTTAGCAACTCTTTTTTGATGCTTGCGATAACCACGGGGCCCGAAAGTATCTGGGAAAATATTCGCTTGAAAACCTCCTTTGAAAGAAGGGTCTTTTGAAAATGAGCTCCTTTCTATCGTTATGAGGGGTAATTTAAGTTTTCCGACCGAATCTCTAATTTCTTTATTTTTTACATGAAAGGATCTTTCTGGGGAAATCCACAAAACTGGTACTTTTTTAAAGCCCAAATTTGTTTTAGTGTGTAAGTCGAACTTGTTATCTACCATATCGAATACGGATAAATCAATTGTTTCGATGGTAGATGGCTGGATACTTATTTCTTTATTCGGCATTGAATAATCCGTCCCTTGCTCTGATACAATCAGCTATTACTTCAAACTTAGAATCTATTTGGCCAAATAACTGTTTTGGTTCATTAATTTTTACTATTTCATAATAAATATCACCATATCGGATGAAATCGCCTTCCCTAACAAAAAGATTTTGATCTTCTGTTAATCTTCTCTTGTGAAAACGAACCACTGCTGTTGTCTTTTTATCTATACCAACGTTATCCATATAACTTGTTTCAACTCCGCCATACTCAACCAAAGCATATATTCTAATTGGATGAAGAAAATTTTTCTCTAATGCCTCGCCATATAGAGAATGAAAATTCGTTGTTTCCATATCAATTGCAAAATAAAGAATTTGCTGCCCAACAACTCTTTCGATTATCTCGTCATTAACTTGTTTGACAAGGTTTTTTTCCTTTTCTCCAAGAAAAAGAGGAGGAGGAGCTTGAACTGGTCTTTCCCACTTATCACTCATTTACTTACCCCACATAGATTTTCATTGGCGCTTTACCTACAATTGCATCTGTATTTTCAACAAACGCTTTGTCAATCTCAGCCAATTTAGAATATAACATCTCATCAAGTTGTTTATTTAGCTCTTCTTTTAAAGCAGCCTGTTCCGTGGCGGCTTGGCCTAAAAGATCCGAAGCATTTAAAGAAATGCTGTCTCCTGGAATTGGAATCGATCCCCCAAATTTTCCTCTAATCTGCCCCAATGTTTCTTTAGAAAGAGCCAAAGAAAATTTTCTAATCCATTGTTGTCCCATGGAATTAATTTTATCAAATGGAAGATTTGCAAATGGAAGTGTATTCATATTATTTATTCCATTTACCCCGCTATCATAAGAACCGGTTGCATATGCATCACCACTTTCAATACTAAATCTAAACCAAATTTCATTTGGACTAACAGTAGAAGGGATCGGATATAACCTCAAACTATTGCTGATCAATTCATATGAATAATGAGAAGTTCTAGTATATAAATGATCTTCGTAAGAAATTGCCTGTATTTTATTCTGCCAAACAGGGATAACCTGGAAAGTTGAATCGTCTGCATATTGACCATAATTGTGAAAGTCTCCAACTACGTTTAAGCCACCATAATAACCATAAAATCTCCACATTTGTCGAGGTGAAACATAATAAACTTGACGAATTTTAACCCTTTTGTTGCCTACCAGCCCGTAAAATGGCGAATCAACTTCAGTAGACGATGAAAGTTCAACAATACTTTGTAAATCATAATCTTGTTTATCATTTATGGTATTAAACGAAGCAGAATAGATTGGTTCAACGCCGCCAACAACAGCTTCAGAAGAAAATTTATCTGCAATTCTAAAGGCATAATCAAATTGAAATTTGGGATACTTTAGAGCTAAACCTTCTGATCCGGAGGTTAGTTCGCCTTTTTCGTTAAAAGACCCCGTCGGTCCCCCTAGAGCCGAACCAAGAGAGTTTCTGGCTTGGTGCAGATTTACGATATAAGAATATTCTAATACACTTTCTTCGTAGTTATTATAAACATTTTTGGCAGTAATTTCGATGTCTAAAACATCTCCGCCCAATCTTTTAAAAGTATAAGCCACTTGAGCCGTAGCACCAGCTAAAAAGTTTACATTATCTCCATAATAGTTAATTGCTAATGATGCAGAAACATCTGAAACTGACCCGGTTGCAGGCAATATTATTGGTGATGTTTTTGAAGTTGGTGTTAATTCCGGAAACGACATTCATTCTTCCTCCGCTATTTTAATTAGTTTAGACAAAATGAAACCTCTGCGCCACAAATATCGAAGAGCATTTAATATCACTAATTAGTTTTTTATTTATTTTCTTTTGTTTTGAATCGCTTCGATTATTTGTTTTTTGGTATTATCCATCGTAACATCGCAAGTTAATTGTTCAGCCATTTCTAACAAATCTTTTTTAAGAATTTTTTTCATTTTTTTGAGAGGAGGGGTGTCGATCTCCTCCAATATATCTTCCGTTTGTATCTCGGGATTGTTACTTTTATTATGAATATTCCAGGGGATTTTGCTGTATTTTTTACTAAGTAATTTTCTTCTTTTTTTACCCATATAAACTCCTTCTCTTTCTTAAATAGTTTTTATAAATAAGAAAGCCTCCGAGGACACGCCCTCGGAGGCAAAAGCAATATATTTAAATATTTTATTTTCTTTCTTGATCTCTTTTCTTCATATATCTTCGGAGCTTTTCCACTCTTATTCTCGCTTTCCTTTCCTTTCTCCAGTCTTCTTTAAGTTCATCCAAAGTAGGTTCTGGTTTCGGAGCAGCCTTTGGCTTAGGAGCAGCCTTTGTCTTCGCAGCAGCCTTTGGTTTAGTTACAGATTTATTGTTTTCTAATTTACTCATCTTAAATTATCTCCTTATCGGTTTCCGAAGCCTTGAAGACCCCATTTTACCTTTTTATAAATAATACCCACTGTACTCGCAGCAGCATGAGCGTGATATCCAAACGGCGTAACAACCTCTCCGTCATCAAACGTAAACGCTTGAGTAACTGTAGGAGCAACACCATCAATTTTAAAAGTCACAACGCCAGTAGAACTAACATTGACTCTAAATGTATGACTTTCGGTATCCCCCCAATTGTCAGTAGTGTCAGTGGACGTAGTACCCGCATTGTTCAGGATCGTCCCGGTGTAGATATCGCCGGAGATGCAATTAAGGAACGCTGCTTCATCATAAGCATCAACATCTTCCGGTTGGAAAGCTTCAACTTTACGGAATCCAAAAGCGACCGTATCTGCATCAGATACATCTGTTAGTTCAAATTCCATTTCCATGTAAAAAGCTCCGTGAGTACCAACAGTAAACCTATCAACACCAGGATAGCCCTTATGTGTGTTCATACTAGCAACCCATTGAATGCCTTCATTATCAGCAGCATCATATGAATAATCCATACCAGAAGTACTTGCCGCCGGAATTAAAATGGTTTGCCCATTTGTACCACCTTCATGAAGATTCTGTACATGAAGCCTAAGACCATCTGAATATTGATGAATAACGATAGCATTGTCAGCACCGTCTGCTACTGTAGAGTCATCATCTAAAACAAGTGGCGGTGCGCCAAACGACCCATGACAACCACCGACTTCACCACACCAAGTAGAACCCGACATATTGAGTTGTCTTTTCATATTTTCCATTAATGCCTCTATTCTCGCGAGACCCACTCTTTTTGTTCCCATAGTTAAAAACCCTCCTTTTATAATCATGTCCCTGCATCGGTTTATTTCAGCGATACTAGGGGGCAGTTCTAAGACATACCCGATAACTTTGGTTGAACTGTAAAGTTCAACTATAAATAGTCTAAACTTTTTAATTAAACAATAATAAAAGAAAAACCCCAGCATGCTGGGGTTTTTGTTTGTGAACTAACTAAATTAATTAGCTGGTAGCACCGGACTCGCCAAGAAGACCACGTACAACAACAACACCGTACATATCAGGACGAACCATCTTTTTACCGTATCTTGTCATGACACCTTTACGTGGCACGAAGTCTTCAACGCCGAAGATCGTTGGAGTGGTTTGCAGAGGCACGTAAGGTGCATAAACATAACCAGACTCTAAGAATGAAGAGCCTTTACGACCGACTAGGACAACGTTTCGAGGGAAGTAAGGATCAACGATAACGTCAAACTTACGACTCAAGGAACCTACCTTAACGGCGCCAATATCGCCTTTATCTGCATCAGCAGTAACATTTGCACGGAATCCAGCAGTGAATTCGAGAATGTTAGCAACTTCAGGAGAAACAACGACATAGTTGGCACCACCACGAAGAGTCTTTCTGTGGATTTGAGCAGAAACGTCATTGATAGTTTCAATGAGAGTTTCATACCATTCACTAACCGTACCAGTGAAGTCGGGAGCAGCAGAAGAAGCACCCAATTCAGCACCAGTCACACGATTTACGAACAATCCAGGAGAACGAGACCAATAGTAAGTACCGGCGTTAGCATCTTGTACAAGATCGTTCAAAATTTCACGATCAATTTCAAGGGCAATCTGCTCAGAAAGAATTGAAGTCAATTCTACTTCAGCATCCAAGTTGTGATAAGCGTTCAAATCTTGTCCCAATTCAGGAGTCCACTTGGCTTTCAATTTCTTGGTAATCGCGGTGATAGCAACGCTATCTACCTTGATATCGATTTCAGGAATCACATCGACCCCTGTTCCATTAAATGCTCCGGCTGAATTACCCGCGCCTTCAAGTCCCCAGTCTGCTTGGCCTTTAATAGAACCAAGGGCAGTACTAGTTGTGAGATCATCCCTCAATGGGTAATGCACCGCAACAGCATTCGAGCCATCAGCAGCAAGAGTACCAGAAGCAGCTACCCAATAAAACGTAAGGTAGTATTCACCCGAG